TTTAGCCATAATGGTAAATTTGGTAAAACCAACTTCTGTAGCTCGTGCTAACATATTGAAGCCCATAATGTAATTAGAGTCTTCAATGATAACGTTTTTAATGTGTGGTGCTTTTTCAGAGATAGTCCTTAATAGACGTGTAATCTCATTAGCGTCATCCACTTCTTTGTAATTCTTACTTTCTGTGTTGTACAACTTCTCTGCTCCTTTGAAAGGTAATTCTTTCTTAGCAACATTGATGATGTACGTTTCTTTGGGATTCAAATGTTTGATTGATGTTGATTTGCCAGTCCCTGTTTGACCAACAATTCCAATTAATTTACTTGACATGTTTTTTACTGATTTGTTTCCTCCAAAGGTAACGTAATTTCTTCAGATTTCAAAATAATTCTCTTAGTATTTATAACAGTTGGGTCAGCTATTATTTCTTCGTACATCTTAACAGCATTGGCTTTATTGCCTGTACCAGTAAAATATTCACCATCCACTCTTATTACAAACCAAGGCTCTGCATTATACTTTACTTGCTCTTCTAATTCTACTTTCATGTGTATTTAATTTTATCTTTATCAAAAAATTCTAGTGCTTTTTTAAGCCACTTTCTTTCTACATCTTCCACAGTGCACACGATGTAAATATGTGCTTTCTTATCAGGTGTATTATACTCCATAGCCATGCATCTGTTAATCTTTTGTGCAAGATTCTCTGCGTTGCTATCAAAGTAATTGATTATCACCCTATTAAGAGGTTTATATGTAACACCAGTGTTGCCTATCTTGACAACAGCTAAATGATTACCATCACCATTAGCAAAATCTTCAAAGACATCTTTGTCTCCTGACTTGCTATGATATACAGGGATTCCTAATTCATCTGCTATGCTTGTGAGTCCACAGAATACTAACACACGTTCATCTTTGTGTTTTGCTAATAGAGCTCTTGTTTTCTCCATTTTAGCAAGACTATTCTGAATCACTCTCATTCTAGCTAGTCTTAAGAACATTGTATTTTGACCTTTTCTTTCTAGTTGGTCTATGACATATCCATATGAGTCAAATTGCTGTTTCTCAGTCTTCAATTTGCCCTTGTAGTCATTCTTTCTTTTGTTATCAAGTGGTACTCCCACCACTGTGATTTCATAGTCTGTAATGACACCTTCTTTAATTGCCTGATCTATGGAATAGGTGGCTAAAACTGGTAGTTTTAACTCCAATCCTAATGTTTCTTCTGTATGACTAGATAATGTACCTGTTAAACCAAGCACACTAACGCATTTTAGCTCCTTTACAGCCTCTATTTGTGCTTCAGAGAGTAAATGTATCTCATCAAGCACAACCAGGTCGTAAAAGCCAGCTGTGTGCTTTTTAATAGACAAATGGGTGGTATAAGTGATGTTCTGATTCTTATACTTCCTTTTCTTGAAATCCTCTTCCCAAGCACTCTTAATCTTAAGATCAGGATATGCTATCAGGATGTTGATATCATCATCTAATTTCTCTAGGATGTTGATAGTTGTAAATATCTTACCAAATCTAGGGCATAGATTAAGGATACCAAATTCTGCATGGTCTAAGAATACTTGAGCAAATTCTTGCTGTCTTTTATCTCGTAGCGTAAGAACTGGAATTGCCATAACTTATAATTATTGTAAGTGACCAAAATAGATATTCTATATTAATAGCCACGTATGGGTCATTCTTCTGTATATTGTTCATTATACTCACTGTAGGAAATAACACCACTTGCCACCAGTGACTGTTCTTTGCAGGTAGTGTGTTATATGTTTTTACATTTAATCTCATTATCATTTATTTAAAAAGAATGTTTTACTAGTAATATCACTATATACACTCTCGTTCATATACTTGACCTTAGGTAGTTCTTTGAACATACCAACCTGGCCAAGAAAACCTAAGCCTATTCTTACATCATCTTCTCCATAACTATTCTTTATTAGTCTCAATGATCTGAAATACTTTGCACCAAACTCATCTCTAAGTTTGTTTAGGTCATACCCTGATGGGTCTGTTACTTTATATCGCATGGGATCAAACAATGCTAGGACAACGTCAGCATCATTCTGTGTTTGTGAACTCTCAGCAAAGTCTTCTAGCTGTGGTTCTACATCACCATTCTTAATCCTGATGGGATTATTAATGTCCCTGTTAAACTGGCTTACAATTACAGGACTATATCCATACATGTCACGAGCATATCTTAGCTCATCAGACATCTTATCAATTGTCTGCTTCTTTGTAGGATAGTCTTTAGTTGGTTTCAATAAGCCTATATGGTCAACAACAATAATAGTTATTTCATTCTCATCATTTGGAATGTATTTCTTATTGTATTGATCCACTTCTTCTATGACACCATTAGCTAATGCATGGTCTCTGATTTGCTTCGATACACCAATTGGATTGTCTGGTCCATCAATAAGCGTAATCACTTCTTTCATCTGTCCCATGTAATCTTCATACATCAGGAATAGATCGTGCTCATCTTTGGTCATCTTCTCTGTCCAACCTAATAGCTTGGGTACAGGTATAATAACTCCTTGGTCTAAGAATATCTTTCTTGAGACCCATTTAGCATATTTATATGTCCTGCTACGCTCCATCGATCTATATATGATGCGTAACTTCAGACCTGGAGTCTTTTGACTGATAAACCAATCAAATGGATTTAAAACATATGCATCATCTAAGAAGCTAGTTTTACCACTACCAGTGAGGCCACCAATCAGTGTGTACATAGATTTCCTGATGCCTATATATCTGTTCAATCTTTCAAAGCCCATAGGTATACCATTGTTTCTACCATCTAGGCCTGCTTGAACTTCTCGTTTTAAATCTTCAAAACTCATATATCCATACCTTTAATTGGTTCAGCAGATTCTTTAATCGTCTTACCTTCTCTTATCAACTCAATGAATGGTTCAAATGACCTCTGGTTGAGATAGGTGAGACTGTTCTGCATAAATGTAAGTCTATTGACTTTTGTCTTAATTGAATTCTCTTTCTTCTGCAGTATTTCGTATTCTAATGCAGCTATGAGCTCTGTAGGTTTGTACTCGCCTTCTTCAACAATGCTGTTGAATTTGACTTTACAATCCTCTTTCTTTACACGCATACCACGTGTACCTGTAAATGATTGACTCTTATATGTGAAGGTGTCAGTACCTGGGTACGTCATCCACCACTTATCAAAGTCTGAATCTGTTTTCTTCTTCCTATATGTTAGTGTAGGCTCTTCTATTTTCTCATTAAGAAAAGACAAAACTTCCTTACCTATGATGGTAATCTTATTTGACTCTGATAATAGACCTTTTCTGCGTACAGTTTGATAGAGCATTTTCATTTTGCTATCATCTGCACACATTTCATCTACATCATTGCCTTCTTCAACTAGTGTTATGAAGCATAACATGTCTAAGGTGTATCCAGCCTTAGTAAGCTCCTTAAAATGGGAGAACGTTAGTGTGAGGTTCATTGTGTTTTTCTAGTATTTTGTCTTTATCAATTACTACTATCTGAGCAGGTAGTTTTATTCTTCTAAACTCCTCTTCAAGTATCTGTTGTGTCTCTTGCAAATATACTAAATCTTTGAGACATTCCCTCTCCCAATCCTCATTAATTTTTAGATTTTGGTCTTTCATTCTCATAATTTTGATTATTCCAAAAATAACCACAACTTATTGTTGCAACACCAAGGCTGCCTACGTTTTCATCTAACATTAAGTTTAGTTTATATGGAGGCTCTGAGAAAAATGATTGTCCCATCTCTTCAGCCTTAGCTGTATATCTGTGACAGTTTAGTCTTAATAGACAACTACCACCTTCGCACATTGAAATGTCTGGCATTTTATTTGATTTTAGTTAATTGATCTGTAATAACGTTTACAGGAATCTCTTCTTTCTTGAATGTGGCTATGTATTCTTTTATGCACCATTTAAGCATCTTCCATACAGCCTTTCTTCTTTGTCTAGCAGGCTTAGTGTAAAACACTTGAAATACCTGAAACACTACCTCATTCATAGGTTATTTGTTTTTGTCTTTGTTTTGGTTATAGATAATAAGTGCTGCATAAATAATAATAAGTATAATTGTTAATGTCATAATTATTTGTTTTATTCTGCTGCATAACCAAAGAATATCCACTCACCATCTCTTTCATTGGTGGCTTTCTTGTATGTTATCTTAGCTACTAAGTTATCACCTTTCTCTAAGAACTTCTTTATTAGTATTGATGTAGATACTTGATGCTTTTCTGTATATCTACGTGCATCTTTTACAGCATCACCTTTTGTATTCCATGAACCAATAACATGATCACCACGTTGAACAACATATTTAAGTACCCATTTCTTCGTACCTGGTGTAACTATGTGCTCTACTTGTGACTTAGTCTTGTTCTTATTACCTACAGGTTTTACAACGCATATAGCTGAACAATCACGTTTGTTCATAGAATGACTATCAAATCTGTCACGTATGTAAGCAGATACATCATTAAACTTACTTTTAGCATATGCTTCTGTTTCATCTCTAAATCCATGAGTAGTGCTAATTGTACCATTGTAGCCATCTTGACTACCATACTCAAGTTCAGCTTCTTCACAAGCTCTGTTATATGCTTCTTCTGCTGTTTTACCACCATATCTTCCTTTAAATTGACATGCTCCCATAATTGTGTGTTTTAATCTTTTATACGCAGGCCAAACTCTAAATCAAACCATTGAAAGTTTGCTTCAGCCCTTGTTTTGTTTATTTTAAATACCTTTTTCATTAATGGTATAGCATATGCTTTGAATGCATCATGTTGTTCTTGAGTCATGGTCCATTTACTGTACCACTCTCTTGTCATATATGCTTCTTGCATAGACTTACCAATCATACCTAATTGATAATCAACTAAATGATCACCTATGTTTTCTCTATTAATCTTTGCCATTATGATAATTCTATTTCTTTTTTAACATTCATCCAATAATTAAGAATATGCACTGGGCACCAATGAGTTATCTGCTCTATAATCTCATTTACTGTTATTAATGCACAGCTTTGTGCATCTTTATAGCTATATGGTTGATGCTTTGCTTTGAAGAACATATTTATTAGCTCTTCTGCTTTTTCTGAAGGTATAGGATACTTTTCCATTAGAATAAACTCATTTGATTAGGATTAATAATAACTCTGCGTTTCTTGCCTTCAAACTGTATCTTACCTATCAGTCTTTCAGCACGCTCTATATAATATGCATGATTAATGTTATCCAGAGGATGATCTGGTGTTAGATGATTACATACTGTCATCACCCATTCACCTGCTTCAACCTGAGATACATTTACAGCTGTGCTATCTGAGTTATCATTCTTAACTTTTAATAGCTTCTCACCAGTTTTACTTACATAATATCTGATAAGTTTATTATAGACTCTTGTCTTGTCTTTGCTGTGGCCTTCGTAGTGAAAGTCTTTACTAGCTTTCTGCCTGAGAGCAAAGTCATATATATTTGTGTGATTGCGAATAGTGGTATCCACAGGCACACCATGAACATAATAATGCTCAAGTGCAATAGGTACAATCCTAGCTGACTTATTTTTGTGAAGCTCAAAGTCTGTAAGGAAATCACCTTTCTTTTTAATTTCTCCATTTGTTTTGATTGCTATGTAGTCATTTACTGTAGAGAATATAATCTTTTGATAATCAGTACGTTCTAATTCATATTTAGTCAATTCCATCCACCATTGATTAACCTCATGCATCTTATCTATTAATGATTTCTTAACCATAATAGTTACACCATCTGTATTTGCAGATATAATATGTATATCAGCTAACTCATATGCTTCGATTAACATCAACAAGCTTAACTCACCTGTAATAGTGGTAAACATAGTTAGTTGTCTGTCATAAATCCAGCTTTGCATATCAGAGCTTTTGCCATACACAGAATTGACAGCAAGCTTAAGAGCTCCCACAATCCCTTTAATCTTCTTATCTCGCTTAGCCAAGGGTTTGAGCTCCAATCTTTTATTAAACATTTGCTCATAGCCCCTAAGAAAGTCAGCACCAAGATGCTGAGGATAACGCTTATTGTTAATAATAATAGCAGGATAATAGCTGGAGACATCCCAATCAACAATAATATGCTCTTCATCAGCTTCAAATACTTTAGCCTTGTTTTCTGTGTGTAGGCCACCTTTTGCGAATGTATATATGTTTCCATGAAACTCTAATGCTTCTTTAAATTCATCCTTGATTGTAAAACGCTCTTTGCTAATCTTCTTTAAGAACTGTTGCAGCTCTGGTGTCTGGAATGCTACATAATCAGCAATACAATGTTTCACCTTCACTTCAGTTCTAAATAATCCTTTCTTTGGTAGATCAGAATATTGTATGCCCTTGGCTTCACAATAATACTTCTTAATCATTTCATCACCAATCTTGCTATCTGAATAGTTTAAGCATGGTATGCCAAACTCTTCGTATATGTCTTGTCTTAGTTCTATTTGATTATTACCCTTGTATAGTGGATGCTCAGTGTCACCTGTTGTCACCTTATAGAATTCATACGTAGCCATAACATCATTACGACAATAGTCTATTGTTATAGCTATGTCATCCTGAGTCATATTCTCTTTAGTATGATGGATGGGCATCTCTTCAATGTTCTCCAGGTCCATCTCAAACTCTAATCTTTTTAGGGAGACCATTCTATTTTTGTTATCATAGTGGTTAACCTTGAATAGATCTATTTGCTTAAGACTCAACCATTCTTCTCTATATTCAGGGAATACATCATAATTAGCATCATGAATAGTATCTGTAGCTTTCTGTGATATTAATGCACAGATCTCAAGACCACTCAGCTCATGCCAATTCTCATATGTTCTAAGTATATGCTCAACAACCTGACTGTCAAAGCGTAAGTTGTTGTAGCCCACCCAATAATGTTCATCATGTTGCTCAGTAAATCTTATGAACCCATCTAATTGATTAGTCCACCTACTCACCTGAAACTCATATGTTACATCACTCTCTGGATTGTATATAACAATAAGAAACAGTTCTTTAAGTGTTTCTATATCATAGATAAGTACATTCATTATTTAATAATTAATAGTGGTATAAAGTTATGCAAAAACTCTTTGCTTATGTCTATGTGTGTAAAACTCTCTTCAGGTCTCAACACCTCAATTGGTATGATATCAAATGCAATTGTTGTTCTGTATCCATTATCATTTAACCATTCTGAGCTCTTGTGTTGATCACGTTCAGATTTACCTATTACACATAATCCATCTTTGCTAACTATTCTACATATATTGTTACCTATTAGTTCAGGTACAGCATATTCAGTGTATGACTCATGCTCACCCTCTGTATTAACACAATAGAAACCATGATATGTTTTATATTTAGCATCCCAATGATTATGCCAATCTATATTCTTACCCTTATCAAATAGATTAACCCAACACCTAATGTAGTATTTACCTGGTCTTAGTATCTTGCCAAATGATCTAGCCATATTCATATACAGCTCACTCAATTGTGGACATGGAAATGAGAATAGATTATAATGATCATGATATATAGCTGTAAAACATCCATATGAACCATCATTTACAGGTGGAAATATCTTACTAAGCTCAGTCTCTACATTTATACATGTTGTATACAATGCTTTATCATCTATATTGTCCCACTTAGTGGTCCACAAATAATCAGGTATTACTACATTCATTTATTATATGTTTTAATGTATGCTTTGATGCACCATTTAATCATGTCCCAAATGTAATACCTTTGCATAGGTTTACTTAGCTTGTGTAAGCTTTGATAATAACTAAAATATTCATTCATATCATTTCTTTTTAACAGATTTAATAGGCTTCTTTTTAGATTCTAACTGCTGAATAGCAAACTCAAGAGATGCTGCCAATATTCTTTTAATATCTGCATTGCTCTTAGCTTTGCTTGTTAATAACATACCAAATGCTGCAGCTAATGATGTATCATCACCAGCCATATCAACATTGATTACATCATTGTTAATACTCATAAAGAAATAACCTTTTATCTTGTTTTCAACCTTTTTACTTATTGCCATGTTTCTTCTTTTTTATTATGTTACCTTTATCATCCATATATGGAGCTCTACGAAATTCATAGAGCATCCATATAATAAAGATGACCAGTAACGCAAATATAATTAAATATGCTATCATTTTCCAATGTTTTTTACCCTGATGAACAACTCTCTAGTTATTTCATATTCATCAGAATTGATGTACATAAAGTGACGTCCTTTTTTGTGTATGCAATCTACACGTCTAGATGGTTTATATCTACCTTTTGATTTGTCAGTAAATATAGCATCTATTAGTTTAGAACAAGCTCTTAATCCCTTTATATAAGGAGAATCTTGTTTAGATGATTCATACACGTTGATTGTATGTGTGCTATGTGGTTTAGCACTGTAGACTAGGCTGTAAGACATGGTGTGTGTGTTTATTGATTAGAAATAAAATGTCATTCCTGTATCAGATATCTCTATTTTGCTTGGTTTACCAAAGCTAATAGATTTTTTCATGCTCACAATAGGAGTGGTGGTCACTTCCTTTGTTCTTTTAGTATATGTACGCTTCTTAGGCATACTCAATAACTTACAATAGACTCCTACTACAGGTCTATTGATTGTATTAGCCACAAGAGTAGCTAACTTACGCTTAGACAATGGTTTAAAGCTATTCTTGTTAGTAGCTACCATTTGTTTGATTGATTTTAATTCCTTGCTGGAATAGTTGGTTTGACCTTTGCTTTTCATGTGTTTTATTTTAGTAATTAGAAATATAATCTTACGTGGTTCTTGAACATTTCAGCTCTTGTAGGGTTGAAATCAAATGAGAATCCTGAAGGCAATGCCATTCCATTCTCTTTCTTTGATTTGCCACCTGTTTTGCGTAATGTAGTTAGTTTACAATATATACCTGCTTCAGGTCTCTTCCATTGTTTAGATAATCTTCTAGCAATTGCTGTACCTAGTTCATTACCAGCTGCTAATTTCTTTAGTTCTTTGTTTTGTTCTTCTGTGTAGAAGAATGCTGATGTTTTTGCCATGTTATTTAATCTTTGCAACACAACACATATTAGATGTGTCATGATAGTTAACAAATATATATCTGCTTCCATTGTCTGTCTTATAAAGAGTATGATTAAATGGAATGCTTTTTGTAATAGAAGCTATTACTCTTTCCTTACGAGCTTTGAAGAATGTCTTGATTGTCTCAGCATCTTTAATTCTCCTTGAGAATGTCATAATGAAATTATCATTAAACTTGGACAAATGGTCCTTCATATATCTCACTGTACAACAGTAGTCTAAATCATATAATGTATTTATTCTATCTGGCTCAGCTTGTAGTATATCACCAAATCTCATCCTAACAGGATGTTTGATGTTCATTAACTGATGTATAGCCACTTCAGGTGTATTCTCCCATATTTCTATGTTTTTATAACCTTTAGCCTTACACCATTTAATATATTCATTAATATTGGGGCCTGCTAGACCTACAATACTACTGAACTTAAAAAATGAGAATAAGAATTCTCTCACAGCTTGTTTATTAGCTGCATTAATATAGTTTTCTTTAGTCATAATAATAAAGTTTAATAAAAAGCCCCACATTTCTGCAGGGCTTATTTACTTACTAACCACACACACATCTAACCTAATTTCTTTGTAATGAGTTATTAATATGTCTATACCATTCATTTATTTCTAGCTGCTCCTTTGGTGTAGCAGTAGATTTAAGCTTTATCTCAAGCTTTAATGGCTGTTCTTCAGGCTTTTTATCTTCAAATAAAATTTCATATAGCTTCTTCATCTGTTTGGTTTTTAATGAGTTATTAATGTTTTTCATTTTCAGCCATTTTATCTCTATTTAGATTATATTGTAAATGAGATAGTGTTTTACTAGACTCATATCTTATTTCATCCTGAGCCAATGTTTCTTGATGAGCAATTGTTTCATCGTCATCATCTTCCCAATCACAATGTTCTCTGCAATCAGGACAAATGTCATATTCTGGCATTGTGGTGTGTGCTCCACAGCATGTTGAAATAGCCATAGTTTTGTTTTTAAATTGTTATTTTATTCAGATCCACCTAGTTCAAATTCAGGCTCATCATCCATATCATCCCAATCTTCTTCATCCTCAAGATACTCTTCTTCTATTGTATCATAGTCATCATCTTCATTTACATAATCAGATTGTTTGATAATAACCTTGCCTGTATCATTGCCTTCATCATCAAGATATGTAATGGCTTCTCTGTCATCATTGACTTCAAGAGCTATGAGACCATCATTGTCTCCATTCTCACCATATATCCATTCATTGATAATCTTAGGTGATAGGTCTTCTAGCTGTATATTCTCTATCCAATTGCCATCATCATCCTCCCAACCTTCATCAGACTCCCACCAACCTACAAAATCAGATATCACCAGTATTTCTTCTGGATCATCTGGATTAGTCATTGGCTGTATAATATAAGGCTCAACAGGTGCACCATTAATGGATATGTATTCCTCCATATTACGTGGCAACTCTTTTAGTTCATATATAGTAAAATAGTTATATATCTTACCATAGACCACATCACTGTGATCTTTCTTAAACCACATACCTATCTCCAATTGCTTGGGCATATATGATTTAAATACAAGTTTTGCTAATATAAGCATATCGTTTGTTTTTGATGATTAGTAAAAAAGGACCCTGCTAGGGGAAGCAGAGCCCTAAATC